ACACCGACGGTGATCCATCCTCCAGCCGTGACCGGGATTCCGGTATCGACCGTCGTTCCCACTCCAGCGGCCTGGGTGATCAGGAGCCAGTTCAAACTTGTGGCGCGGCTGTACTGGATTTTGACTTGATCAGGAGTGAGGTTCGTACTCGCCACAAGCCCGAGATCAATCCGATAGTCGTTCGTGACCGTCGCAAGGGAAGGGATGTAAACACGCCAGCGGAAAAGAAGGCGCCCGCCGCCGAGCTTCAATCCGGTTGTCGCTGATCCGGAGGTCACACCGATGAGTGTCCGGGCGGCCACGCCACCGTTTGTCGTTCCGGTAGCCAACTGGAGAACACCTGGATGGTTCGCATCGACAAGAGTTCCTTCGGTATCGGAAACACCGGTGCCCGAGTCAGCATCCAGCCATCGCAATTTACTAACGGCGTCACCGAGCCAGTCCTCGTCGAGAATAAGCTCTCTTGCAAGATTGACTTTGTCTTCCCATCCAGGGAGACCACTTTCTAAAAACTTGAGAGTTTGGCCGGCAACTCCCACTGCGAGGGGCGACAAAGTATTTGGGCCTGTTCCGATGGGGATCGTTCCAGCGGTGTAGCCAAACTGAAATGGCGTCGTGATTTCAAGCCAGTCAGCGAGAACCGTCGGGCTATCCGTCGAAAGAATAAAAGTTTTGGAAATATCGCTCCGGACGGCCACATCGCCGCGCTGGGCGGTGAGCGCAAGCATCGCGGCCTGGGAAGCCACGGGGAAAACATCCGTGATTGCGATAGCCGGTATTTGCGCCGAAGGGATTTTCGAATCAGCCCCCAGGGTTGCGACACCGTTCGCGGCCGCTTTTTCCGCGGCAGGGATCGCCAGGATGTCAGCCGGCGTCAGCGGATCACTTCCACCATTCGCGTGAGACGACTTGTGGGCCGGGAGTTGGGCAAGCGGAAGTTTCGCGGAAGGATCGAGAGTTGCTACGCCACTGGCGGCGCCTTTCTCTGATGAAGGAATGGCCCCAAGAGTGGCCGCTGAAAAAATGGGACTAGGACTTGCCATATTTTATTCCCTCGGATCGTAAAAGGTTTCGAGAAACTTTTCGTCGTTTGAGTTCACGATTTTGTCTTTCAGGTCACGTCCGGATGAAAGGGCGAACGCCACTGCGTTGTTTGCCGAGTCGAAAAATCCCAGCATCTTTGCAGTCCGGAGAGGGTACGCATTGTCGTCCATGGTTGTTATGCTCGTTCCGTCCAAGAGAGCGCCGCGCAGAAAAAGAACGTACATCCAGAGAAAGTTTTTCTGAGCTTCGATCGAAAGGCTGAACTGGTTCCCATCGAACGAAAAGCCGCGGGCGATAATTTGTCTTGTTTTTTCATCGACGATTTCAACGGCTTTTGACCTGAGTTCAGAGATTCCCATTAGGCCGGAGCGGTAAACTCTTTCGTTTGAGGATTGTACGTCCAGCCGATCTCGCCGGTCTTGCTCGTCATGTCGACGATGTAGTCGTACTTGTCCACAAGGTTTTCGTCGCAAAACTTTTTATCAGCGACGATCTTGTTTTCCATTTTCCCGCCTTTCACAAGTCCGTAAATCTTGATATTTGATTCAGCCATTTTCTACCTCTTTAAGCGTACCAAGCGATTGTGACCCAGCCATTTGCCGCACCGACAACGCCAGCGCCAACGACGACAGCAAGCGATCCAGCTCCCTGAGTGTCAAATGGAACCATACTGGAAACCTGGGCCGCGAAAGCCGCTTTCCTATTATTCTGATCAAGAACAGCGGCGCCGAACGCGACCCATTCGTTCGTATCGACGGTTGAGTTTCCACCCCTATTGTTATTGGATGCGTTTTCGTTTGCATCGCCGCCACTTCCCGAAATATAGAGAGTGCGAACTCCGGGCGGAACAGTGAACGATGCGCTCGAAGCGAAGTTTTGAACAAAGAGCTGTTTTAATGGGATCTGCATGGTGTTTCCTTACGGAGTGATTTCAAAACCGTCGCCAATAATCCCAACGATTGCAAAAGCCGAATCGAACCTCGTCCATATCTCATCACCAGGCCCAAGATAAAGCCAGTCAGTGACGATTGGCTTTCCATCCGGTTGAATGAAATCGTTGAAGATCATCGAGTCAGAGTTTGGCGGAGAGAACCCGGCCCGCACCTGAAACAGCCACATGAAAGCCGCAACGTTCGCCGAAACAAATGAGTTCCGGTTTACGGCTTTGATTCTCATTTGAACCTCTTTCCCCGGTGGACAGGTATAGAGAAGGTAATTTGTTCCAAGCGATACAATCGCGGGAGTCCCGGTTCCTTGAGAATCATTTGCAAATAAAATCTTGGCCTGTGATACCATTTTTTCCTCTCTTAGTTTCCGGGTAGCGCCATGCGTCTAGCATGGTGCGCGGAGTCGTTTGAAATCTGATTGTTATGAAAAACGATTCCCGTTGAATCTCCATGCGGATTCGCATAGGTGATCGTGTAAGGCCCGCCAGTATTTCCTATCAGCGTTCCGAGAAGAATCTCTTGGCCGGCCGGCGCCACGGCGTCCACGGTCAAACTGAAAGAAGGGAAAACAGCGAAGACGTATGTGCCAGCTTTTTTTGCTCGTCCCCGGGTCGGGCTCGAAGTTTCGGCATAGAGAAGTTTTACATAATTGACCGTCGAACCATCCAGTGTTGCGGAGGCGATCGGGAAATTGGTCTGAGGTGGCATCAGGACGCGAACAAGTTTTTGAACCGTCGTCACTGTCGGTGGAAGAGATGCGTAGGAAGCTGGGATTTTTATATCGGCGTAGTGATAGCCAATCGTCTGAACCGTGTCCAAAGTGTCGCCGACTCCCTGGACGAAGCGGCCACCGGAAAACAGAACAGGGACGGCCGTTAAAATATCGGTGATTCTACGCGTCTCGTTCTCAAGCCATTGCAAGTCTCGGACGATGTCCTGGCCGTACCATCTATCGCCGACGAAATGAGGAATATCGGGAGCGCCGCCGTCGTAAGCCCAGTTGTGGTGTCTATCAATTTCCATTTTAAATCACCGCCAGTTCGTTGAAAACAATTCCCGTGACGTAGCCCAAGTGTATCACCAAGTAAGCCGGAATGAAATCCTCTTCGAAAATTGCGATCACAGCCGCAAGCTGGGGAGCGGAAATGTTTGCCGTGAAGTCAATAAAAACATTCCAGGCGTTTCCGGCCGACTCCCCACCGTCGATTGTCGGCCCCAGGTTCGTGTCGATCTCGTCGTTTCCGATTGCCGACCAGTAGTAAGCGGCAAAGGGTGGAGTCGTTCCACCATCGCAAATAATGAAATGATCCCCGCCAATATCATTAAAAAGGAGCGTGTTCAGCCCGGTGATGTCGTCGATCCGGATTTTTATATCGTTCGCCCATTCTCCGAGTTTTTTGTGGGTCGCCACGGCCCGCGCGATCTTTTTCCTTTTGGTGTCCTCGTTGTCGCTTGCTTTAATTCCCGCGTTGAAATAATAACCCAGCTCGTCCAGAATAACCGAAGGAGCCTTCACCGGATCGAAAAACTGGAGGAAGGTTAGGACGTCTTTTTTCCATCCGAGATTGAACTTGTCGAGTTTGGCCTGGAGCGCCAGCAAGTCCGGAGTGGACTTAAAAATCTTTGGTGTGAAATCCCTCGCCGGTACTGGAAGCATTTAGACGACCGTCATAGTCCCATCGACCGTGAGTTCGTTGTCGCCCACCACGATAGGAAAACTTGGGGAGTTAATTGTCACAAAATCCACGCCCGTGATTTGGTCGATCACGGAAAGAATGTCGGAAAGCTGGATGTCCAGTCCGAAGTCGGTGGCCTTGAAGCGGTTGATGATATTCGTAATTTCAACGGAGTTCGCGGAGGTGAAACTGTACCCCCATTTGTCGTTGATGAAAGAAATTGCTTCGAGAATCCCGTTCTCGGAAAAAATATCTTTCACCTCTTGTCCGACATCCGTCGTCGAAAGCCGGGCCGCGAGGCTCACGAAAGGGGAAACGTTCGCCAGGATGAAACCTGTTTGGAGCGTGACGGTGATATTCAGGTTTTGCGTCAGGAGGGTGTGATCCTCTACCCGAACGTCGATTGATTCCAAAATCGTTCGATCGGTGAGAAAGGTGTCAAGCAAACCTTTGAACGGCGTGGACATGAACCCGCCACCCTTTGGAACAGCAAGCACTTGGCACGTCCCCGCACCGTAGGCGTTCCGATTGACCTTCACCAGAGTAAGCCCTCCGAAGTTAAGCGCCAGGGCGCGGCCGTCCTCCGTAGTAACGAAACGATCTTTTGATTTAAGGAGAAGCGGGCCGACGACCTTTCCACTGTCGATACTTTCCGCTTCCCCGCCCCCGGTCATTTTCGTGGCGTTCGTCACACCCTGAATTGAGACGTGCGCGGCCAGGTAGGAAGTGATCGAATTGAGCCCGGAGATATTTGAAATACTCCCGCCTCCGGTCGCGTATTTCGCGGTCACGTCAAAGGCTCCCGGGATTTGTCCGTAGATTCCATTTCCAAACTCGACGTAGGCGATCCCGTTCGTTCGGTAGCGAAGAAGATAATGCTTGTCCGTCGAAATCGAACTAATCAACGAAGAGACTCTTGTCCAACCCACCCCATTGATCACAACCTCGACAGTCTCTTGGATGATCGAAAGATCGGGCAGTTCGTAGCGCTGAAAAATATCTGTTCCGTTTGAAGTCCCGACCGTAATGAAATTGGCCTTGGAGGTTTGCTGAAAAGCGGAGGCGCGGAACGAATGGAGGGTGATCGTATGAATCCCGGTTCCAGCCGTGGTGATGTCGATAAAAGTGTTTGAGAAAGCATTCGCCACGGTCGTTGCAAGCCGAATCGTGGTCGCCGAAACTCGGATGGCGTAATAATTCGTCGCCGCGGTCAAAGGCGCCGGCAGGGTTCCGGCCGAACTCACTCGCACCCGCTCCCCGGTCAAATAATCCCGAGCCACCGTCAAAAGATCAGTTCCAGCGTTCGCGGTGAAAGTTTCCGAGAAAGCGTTCATCGTCACGCTGACCCGAGCCTCGAATCTCTTTTGGGTTTTATCCGAAGACCCCGGGAAGAGCGCGATCATGTCCGACGGGTTGAAAGTGATCGGCAAGGACGCGGCCGGGTTCACATAAAAAAGAAGGGTGCCACTCGAAGTGGAAGCCGGAGCCAAAAAGTAGTCGATCAGCTCCAGAAGGTCTTGGACGGCCCGGCGAGTGAAAGCGGTTCGGAGAAGGTTGTTGTTTGCGGCCGCATTGAGCCAGGTCGAAATCGTGTCACCGATCCCGGCGATCATTCGCTTGAACCAATTCGGTTTGTCGATCAGCTCCGCGTCGGAGTTTAAGTCATTCAGGATTTGGGTGTAGTCGTTCGACTGACTTTGAATTGGCCCGGTCATACGGTCACACTCACAGTATTTGGATTCGTAAAATCTTTGTAGGGAATGTAAAGCGCTTCAATGTCCAAGTCCCCGCCCTTCTGCCGGAAATTGATTGAGGTCTGGCTGATCGCCACTCTTCGATCGGGGTTTGCGTCTCGTCCGTCCGTCACTTGGGTATTCAAAAAAGTAATTGCGTTCACGATGTCGAAAGCCCCCATGATTCGGAGATAAACGGCGTTCGGATAGTTCTCGCGGTTCGCAATTCCCGCTCCCTCTTCCCTGTCGTAGTATAGGCTTCTTTTTGGCTGGAGTATAGCGGCCGCGACGGAGTGTTCGATCTCCGCGGCCACGTCCTGGCCCCAGTTGAAAAAAATCCCTACGTCTTGGAGATCATCGAAGTTCATTTCAGACCCCTTTTATTTCTTCTGAAAGTATATCCGACGAAGAGCCATTTTGTAGAGGGGTGAGCGGAGTCGTCACGACCGAGGCCCAGGTGGCGGCGTCGGCCGGCGTTCCGGTCGGAACAAACGAAGTGAGGCTCGTTTTTACTTGTCCAAGAAGGGCAATTATTTTGTCCAGCTCAGTTTTGAAAGTATCGCCCTTGACGTATGACTCGGCGTCACCGATGAGTTTTAAAATCTCTTCGGCCTCGTCGTAAACAATAGATTTCCCTTCGACCGCCCGGCTTTCAAAAATAACTTGATCGGTGTTTTCCTCGTAGGAGGTCGGGCGATTCGATTCGACTTCGTGATTGGTTCCCAGGTAGGCAAGATTTTCTTTTCTCCCGCCGACAAAATAAACGTCCACGGAGTCACCGACTTTTGGGGTGAGGAGCCCATTCACATTTCGGGGAACAGCCCAGTCGATAAACTCTGCATTGTTGTCCCCCTCTTGGCCCCACGTCAAGTCGAGAACGCGAACCTGGATGCGGCCTCGACTTTGCGGGTCGTCTATGTCTACGACCTTTGCGGAGTAAATCCGGAGATACATCGTCTCTTGGAGAACGATGTCCCTGATCTGATCGTAGAGACTTCTAGCCATTATCGAACCGGAGCGATCTTCAAGAAAGCCTGATCGCTGTAAACGCCCTCGACGCTTACTTCCATCGAGTATTTTGAATCAATCGTGTGGGTAATTTTTCGGACGAAGTAAAAAAGCTCCGGCGCGTAGAGCTGAGAAGGGAAGCTTTTGTCGAAAACAACCTCCATGGGCGGCGTGAGGAAAGGGTCGCCGAACATCGAGAGCCCGATCTCATATCCCGGCCCCTGCGGCGCGGTGCGCTCTTCCACCCTGGAAAAAAATCTCTTGACCTCTTCAAAGGTTTTCGTCTCGGCGATCCGCGCAACAAACTCGACTTGCGTTCCCAGGTCTTTATTTTTTATGAGTTCGGCCTTTACCCGATCCGGCTCCAGGCGCCAGGTGACAATGCTCCCGCCCTCGATAACCTTTCGATCGAAAGTCCTGTTTCCCTGGGCGTCCACTCGGATTGTCACCGAGTCACCCGTCCCACCCTCTCCAAAGTTTTCGTTAAAGTTCCACTTCGTCACGTTTGCGACATCGGTTCGCCAGGACAGCGTGCGCTTGGTTCCGAAGGCTCCGCTCAATTTTTTAGCGAAGGTACTCGTCCCAAGTTTTTTAAAGTCAACGAAAATGCCTAGCTTGTGGCTTCCGATCGTCGTCACCCGGTAGGCGGCGTGGAAACGCTCCGCGAGTTCAACCAGGAAATTGTGATTCGTTCCGTGTTGCCGGACAGGGGTTTGATCGGTGATCGCCTCGCTTCCCTTTTCAAAATTGATTTCCATATCCGAGACGCCCATTTCCCCCATGACTTGCCGGACGAGGTTGGAATTGTCCCCGTTCGTAAAGACGCGGGTGAGCCGGTCGTCCCTCATTTCCCGTTCGTAAAAATTGATGTCGTAGCCCACGTCCCCGTTCTCTTGACCATTCCCAGCCGGCGCCTGGACGATGGCCTTGATCGTTCTCTGGGGAAGCCCGGTGATCTCCCCGATCGACCGCGGGAAAATAGAAGTCGGAAATGAAAGCCCGTACCCCCAGGTGATCAGGATTTGAGTCCCAGTCCGGATTTTGGAATGAGCGACGTAGTTCGGATCGTTCAGGGAAAGCGAACCTATGATTCCTTTGTTCAGCTCTTCCGTGAGCGTGAGGCTTTTTACGTTCGGGGAAAGGACGTGGTAATCGGAACCGTCGAGCGTTACCTTGAAAAAAGCATTGTCGGCTTTGAAATCCATTTACGTTCTGACAGGTATCCGGATCACGTCGAGCCGTTCAAAATCGAAATCACTATCCACGATCTCGACGATGTTCGCTTCGATAATTTGGTACGTTTGAAACTCTGCCTTGGGGCCGGCCACATCCTGCCGAGTAATGATCTCGTCCGGCATAAAACCTTTTTGATTTTTCAGTTTTACGGCCGTGAGATACTCGGGGATTTCCACCATTTCCCGAACAGGGAGAACCTGCCCGGCCGCGTTCGTAAAAACGATAATTTCCGTCGAAATGTTCCGCATTTAGTAAGTCCGTTTGTCCGGCTGGAAGGCATCGGCAAAACCAAGGGCCGTGCCGAGCATCGAGGAAAGTTTTCTGAAAATCCCCTCTCCGATATTCAAAGGGTTTTCCTCGTCGAGAATCAGCTCCAGGGAAACGTCCGTCCATTGCGGATTGCCGAGCTGATTCACGAACTCCGCTTTGTGGTTGAAGTCGCATTTCGAAACGTACCAGATAAGCGGGATGCTTCCGATCCCCCAGTTAAAAAGAACCTTCGGGCCTGGAGTAAATTGTCCTTGGCGAAGGAAGATCGAGGCCAGGCCGAAGGCTTTTTGCCGGAGGTTTTCAAACTGTTTTAGCTGGAGCGTATTTCCGATCGTGTTGTTTCGCTTAATGATCGGGAGGGTGAAGGAGATTTTTCGGTTCCCCTGCCCACTCTGATTGATCGGTGAAAAATCAAGACCAGGGATCGGCGTTTCGGTAATGACAATGTTTTTGTTGTCGGCAATGTCGCTAGGGATCGGCTTCGACATGATCACAATTCCGTTCGAAATATCCACCAGCATGAAGGGGAGGGCGAAGTTGTAGTGGCCCACGTCGCCGCGGGTGATCGTTGCGCCCATCAGTAAGCCCCTGAGACAGCCATTTCTTTTCGGAGGATAGCACGGATTTTGTCCGAAAGACCATCAGCGAAGTTTTGGCCGGCGTTCTTGGCGTTCCCTTCGGTCACACTCAGAATAATTTGTCCCACGATCGAACCGATACTCACCGGAGCGCCGCCCGCCCCGCCCATCCCAGGATTGACCATCGGAGTATTTTTCGTCGCAATGATAGTGTCGCTCGGGCTCGTATGGATGATCGAGCCATCGGATTTCACGATCGCGTCCTCGACCTTGCTTTGTTTTTGGGTCACGGCGTTGAAAATGGTTTTTCCGCGGCCGAGGTAGTTCCCGGCGATGTCCTTCCCAGCCCCCACGATATCCGAACCCAGTTTTTTAAAATCCAGGTTGATGAGATCGGTCGCCACTTTCAAAACCGTTTTAAGGGTGATCAAAAGATTCTCGAAAGCCACACCGACAACACTCCCGATTATAAGTCCGACCTTATTGAAAACGTCGCCCAAGGTCACGCCCAAGACATTGATATTCGTGATCGCCGTCCAGAGTTCGCCCAGGGCGCCGACGATCTCTTTGATCAGTTTAAAAAATCGCCCACCGAGGTAGGCTTCGATATAGTTTTTGTAAAAGCCGACCAGCGCTTCCAGGAGGGAGCCGATCACCTCACCGATTTTTTTTATGTAGGGCTCGAGAAAAAGGAGAATTACGGTCACTTTCAAAAGGAGAAGGTTGAAAAGATCCTCGATATTTTTAGTCGAAGCCCCGAAGTATTTCGAAAGCCCCTGAAAAAGTCCCGCCACGGCCCCGGAAAGGAAGGTGTAGAGAACCTTCGCGGCCGTCAAGACAGTTCGGAAAACGTTCACCAGCACCGAGCCCCACTTCACGAAGTCGGTTCGGTGGGCAGTTACCCAGTTCAAAATCTTTTGGAGGATGGGGAGGATTTCCTTTCTGAGCGGCTCGAAAAAGTTCCGCATGATGATGCTTCCGGCAATGGCGAAAGTCTCCCCGATCTCCGGAATGCCTTTCATAATCGTCGAGATCGAGAACAGGCCGGCCCCAACAGCGGCAAGCGGCCCCAGGAGCTTCGTAAGCCCTCCACCCATCATTTCACCCAGTCCACCCCCTCCGGATGCGGCCTTGCCCACTTTCTCCGCTACTGGGGAAGGCTCCGTAGCGGCCGCGGCCTTTCTCTTGCCGAAAATCTTGTCTCGGACGTCTCCAAAGCCTTTGCCCAGGAGGGAGAAGGATTTGCCGATCGCCCCGGGCAGTTTAGTGATGTCCTTCGCGGCCTTATTGAACTCTTTGTCGATTCCCTTTGCGGTTTTCTCCGCTACCTTTTCGATCGAGTTGAAAAGTTTGGAAACCTTTTTCACACTCTGTTCGAACATTTCCGTGCCGAAAAGAAACTGAACCCGTTCCATTATTTTTTATCCGGCTTGTTCTCTTGGTTTATTGTTACAGCTTTCAGGTATATTTTGTCAAAATAATTCCATCGGCAGTGCATCAGGTAGGCGTGTTGAAATCCTGGGATCACTCTTTGGACGAAGAGCGCGCGGTCGAGAATCGTGTTTTCGTCGAAGTCGAGTTGTCCGGCGAGGACTCCGGCGATGATTTGCTCGGGCCATTCGAGGCGCCCTCCGGAGCCCCCGTCCGAAGGGCCGAGACGAAAAAACTTCTTACGTTGATTTCCTCTTCGAAGGGGCTGTCGCAGTCCCGACACACTCTTGCGACCTCCAGATTGATTCGGTAGCGGTTGAACGCGGCCGTAATCCGTTTGTAGTCGCCCAAGTCCATGCGCTCGAAAATGAGTTTCCCGTATCGGTTTTTCCACTTGGCGTCCGGCGTATCGTTATTGCACTTCACGATGCACTCGGCAAAAATCGCCATCTGGAGGCGGTTCTTGTCGCGCTGAGACATCGCGGCGCACTTCACGCAGTCGTTCAGGGTGGGCCAACGAAAGTGTAATTTTGACACACTTGTGAGGATTTCCCCTTTGATGTCCTGGACTTCGGCCGGAGTCTCCAGGTCAACGGCGAACGTTTCCTCCTGGCCCTCCATGTAAATGCGCTCCAGATCGTCGGTGTGGTCGCGGAGGTCGATGTCCCCTTTTTTCTGGGCGTAGTTCTTTTCCCCGCACTCTGGGCACTCGTAGACCCCTGAGACGGCGTCGTCGCCCTTGATAGCCTTGGAAATCTCAATGATGGCTTGCATCGCGCTCTGGAAGGGCATAGCACCCGCCACAGCCTTTGCCCGCTGGCGATCGACGGGCTGATCGTCCACGTCCTGAATGGATCCCGCTACGAAGCTCCGGACGGCCTCGTAGTAGTTCCCATTCTCTGCGGCGTTGGAAACGTCGGCCAAAGCCCCGGGTGAGGGCTGGCAAAAGTTGACCGATGAGATCGGACTTCCACCCTGGAAGATTGGAATGACCAGTCTCATGTTCTTACTGAACCGGTATTTCGATTACGTCCCAGGGGAGTAAGCGAAACTTTTCTTGCGCGAAGGTGGGATTGGCGGCGTCGTAGGCTCCGCTCTTGGTCGCCATGACGCATTCGCAGTCCGGGTAAAGGTTTCGTTTGATTTCTTGGCCGTCGGCGTCCGTGGTGACGACGATGCAGTCTTTCGTCTGATCCAGGTTGTACCAGTCAGCGAGAAGTTTCATCGTCTTGGAGTTTCGGCGAACCTTGACCGTTCCTTCGATCGGGGGAATGGTTTTCACCCCGTTCGAAATGATTCTTTTTTTTCCAAACTCCGGAACCTCGACCGTCCCCTCTTCCGAGGTGAGTTCGTTCAGGTTCGTAAGCCCCTCGAGGATTTCACCCTCGACGATAAGTATCTGTTTCTCGGCTTGATCGTTGTTTTGCATGGCTTAACTCCTGAGTAAGATTCCGACGCCAATTCGGATGCTTCCGGCCGGCGCGGGGAAAGTGAACCAAACATCGAGATTGCGTTCTCCGTTGTTGATCGAGGTCTGAGGGTTGTTGATTTCGTCGGCCTGAACCTCGAAGTGATCGGCGGGCTGAGTCGGGGCGCCATCGGTTCCAAAACTTTGACCGAAGGTTTCGCCCTCGGGAACAGTTCCGGTCGAGCCCGATCTCCAAAGCCGGTGAAGGAAATTGAGGATCGCCATGCGGTCGGCGGTGATCCGCTTGAAGTTGTTCGGCTTGTTCTCGGAGGTCTGGAGGCTGTCCACAGCGGAAACTTTGATGAAGTCGCGCATGAGAAGCCCATTTGCGAACTGAAACTCTTCGGCCGTCGAAAGGGTGAAGAAGTTTCGGATCACAAAGCCGCTTCCAGCGGAGAACTGAATCACGTTCACGCCGGCATTGGACAAGTCCGTTCGGTCTTGGTCATTAAGGAATTGATCCCCGACGATTCCAACAGCACCGAAGAGCGGGCGCTCTTTCCGGGCCGGGATGTAGTGAATCCCGTCGAGTCCGATACTCCGCATCCAGTCGGCCATGACGAAGCCGAGATTCGGAACGGAGCGGGGCGGCGCGATCGGGGAGGTCGAGAAGGGATCGGCGATTTGCATCCAGTGAGCGACCAGGATTCCCAGGTGGGCGTCGCTTCGCTGGAGACTTTGGCCGATCGTGATGAGCTGGGCCTTTGTCCTGTCGGCCGTGATCGTGAAGAGCCACTTCGGATTGTCCGTTCGGCTCTGGCAGTAGGTTTCCCCAGCCGATTGAATCGTTTGGTTGGTCGTCTCCGGATTCCCCATGAACCGGACAGGCAGGGTGTCGAAGGCCACAAGATCGCGCGACCAGTGCGCGGCGGTCGTCGGGGCGGTTCCATCGGCTCCGCTCGTCAAGTAAGCCACCGATGCGACATCGACCGGGAAGCTCAGGTTGAGAACGGAAACGCTTGCCAGGTCTTCGGCGGCGAGGTAGTTGGAGGATTTGAAAATGTTCGTGACGTAGAACTCGGTGACTTCCGGTTCCATCGTACACCAGATTTTTCCGAGTTCGACATCGACTTCGGAAACGATCCCGCCGATAGTTTTCCGGTAGGTTTTAAGTTGGAAGCCGAGAACCTTCACGGCGTCGCCGATCGCTCCGGTCAAGGAACCATCGAAGGCCCCCGTCCAGGAAACAAAGCGGGTGCTTTCATTGATCGCGGTGATTTTTTTGTAGACCGGCCCGCTCGTCACATTGAACCGGAGAAGGTCGCCAACGCGAACGCCGATGATCGAATCAAGCTGGGCGCTCGTCGCCGCGGCCGCGACAGTCGCCGCAAGGAGGGTTTCGAAGCGGAAGCCGTTCGTGATCGTGTACCCGGTGCGGTTGGTGTTCGCCCCGTACTCCGTCACGTCCTGCCAAGCGGCTTTAAGTTTCAGGGTATTTGCGGAGGAACCATCGAGCAAGTTTGCAAAACCCTGGACGGCGTCGATTGCGGAGCCCGTGTAGCCCACATGGGATTTCACGAACAGTTTCGCGGAGACTCCGGCGAGGTTTTGGAAAAAGGAATTGAGGGCGTCCCAGCCGTAGTAGGCCGCGTTGTTGTGAAGGCCGAAAATAATTTCAGCCTGGCGCGTGTTGTTGATCTCGATCGCCTTGTCGAACTTTCGCTCGAATTGACCAATGATCCCACCGATCAGGAAGTCGGCCGGCGTAACCGACGCGGCGCTCTTGGTCGGATTGTTGGCGCCGAATACTCCGAGAAGTCGTCTTGCTTGTGACATGGTGCTTTACTCCTTCACCGTAAAGTATCGGCTCTCGTGAGGCCAGTTTTTGTCGGTGAGTAATGATTTTTGGATTTCTTTTTCTTCGTAAGGCCCAAAGCGAAGCCATTCGCCGTTGAGCCGGATGTCGATTGTGCGGTTTTCTTTGAAGACAATCCGGACAGTTGAACCGCCCTTGTAATTGCCCTCGACGTTGGAGGTCTTTTTCTTTTCGTCTTGTCCGATCTTTTCGTCGCCCATAGTTTAGTCCCCTAAATGGTTGATGAGATTCTTTGAAATGTTCACAGTTAAAGCGGCCTGATTCGCCAAGAAAGCGACTGAGCGATTGTACACATCCTCAATTATTTCAACGGAAGCCTGATAAGTCAATTTTATTTCCTGGCCGTAAGCCTGGCTTGGAGCCTCGTCGGTCGGCGCTCCGAGGAAATTGATCGTCACTTTCTTTCCGTTCACCCAGATTTTGTTCTTGGAAAGGACTCTCCGGACGTGGTGCGACATGATCGCGGCGAGTTCGGCGCTCCGGCTGTTCACGTCAATTTGAATCGTCCAGCGGATCGGCTGGCCGTCTCTCCGGATGCTGGCCTGATCCTCTTGGAAAGAATCGACTTGCTCGTCGAGCTTGCTTGTCCGTTCGAACGGCTCACCGATAAGCCCCCAGATCACGATCCCAGGGGAAAGGATTTCCTTTTCGTTTTGTCCGAACTCGACCGGGAGCGTCAGATAAACACTGGCCCCGTTCATCGAATTGAGGATTTCCTTCCCGTCGTAAAGTGAAGTCATTGACCATTTCCGATCGAGAAAATCCCAAAGCTGGTGACGTTCGGAGGTCGAGTTCTTTTTCAGTTTCACGACGGCGTGTTTCTCGACGAAATTGAGTTCCTTCGTTTCGTCCGTGGTTTTCAGGGAAAGGGTTTTCTGCCCTTGATCGGTGTCACACGTTCCGACCAGGATTCCGTCTCCCAGGTTCTGATTGATCTCCCACTCGATTTGCTCTTTCACTCCCCGGAAAATATCAATCGGGAGTTCGTCCACGCACGCGAGGCAGTTGGAAACTACCAAGTAATCAGAAATGTTTTGCCGGGAGGTGATCCGGATTTTCGTAATGGAGACCAGAGCGCCGACGTCGATCTCCGAGTATTCCCAGGTCGGCCGCACCTGGAGTAGTCGTTTCACCGAATCCCCGAAGTCGATGTCGTAATAAAAATCAGCGGGTTTTTCGTAGGAGTGAGTTTTGAAAAACCGGCTCCAGGCATGGAGAACGATCTGGGGAAAACCCGTTATGTCGATCGGAGTCGAGAAAGTCTTTTCGACGTAGGCGTCCTCTTCGGTAAACTTGAAAACCAGGCTTGCCGAATTGTTCCCGGCGATAAGCTGGGCGTGTTGGTTTACGGGCTCGATCGAAGCCCCGACCGAAGCAGTCCAGCCCGTCGGATCGGAAAGGAGGTCGACGACGGTGTTCACTCTGTCAGCCTCCGGAAATAAGAATCAATCCCACGATCGAGGGCCGCTTTCGATTCGGCGATATGATTCGCCTTGCCGTCGGCCAGGTATTTCTGAATGGCGTTTTTCACCGTCTTCGAGGTTTCATCTTTGATCCGTTTTTTTCCCCAAAGCTGGTAGGATTTCAGGAAGGCGGGCCGCGGGGGAATGCGGATCATGCGGGCCGTCGCGCCCTCGCCCTGGGCGATCAGAGCGCCGTACTCATGGACGTGAAATAAGTCCTTGAGCCGGAGATTGCTTTTCCAGTGCCGGCCGATCGAAGGCTGGACGGTGTACCCGGCTTTCGTTTCCTTGATCCGGAGGAGGTTCATGTAGGATTTTTCTTTTTTCTCGTCGCCGCGGCCGTAGAGCGGGGTTTCCGGAGCAGGGAAGTTCATCCGGCCTTTGGCATCTATACTGACCCTGGAGAGCTTCTGCAAGGAAAGTGTATTGCGCTTAATTCCGTCGTGGAAGATTTTTACCAGTTCGACGGCATCTTTTTTGAGCTTCGCGCGGATGAGCCCATTCATCAGGGCCGGAAGTTTCGCAAGCCTCTTTTTAAAATCCCCTGAGAAAGTTATTTTCGAACTCATAACTTGGAAAGCCCCAGGTTGATGTAGAGGTAGGTGTCCCCGTATTGCCCCGTGAGGGATTTGTCCACGATCTCATAGCGGCCCGTCGCGGTCTGCACCGTGGAGCGCTTGATCTCAATATCGTTGAAGCCGGCGTCGTTGTTTATGAAATCCTGATGCGGGACGACAGCGATCACCCGACTATTTTCTTTCAGGCCGGCCCGCTGGAGATCGTAAAAGCTCGGGCTGTAATTCAGTGGGTTTGCGTGAGCAGAGAACTTTTTTCCCTCGTCGCGCCGGTTGATACTCTGGTATTTGTCCCGGGCGATGTCCGGCTCCTCGCGGAGATTGATTTCGATCGAGGCGCCGTTCTCGCACGCGAGTTGTTGGATTTCCTTCATGGCCTGGCAAGCCTCAAAGGAAACGGCCTTGCTACTCACCCGACGACACCCGTGCAGTAGCCCCGGATGATTTCCGTAGCTTCCGCCACATATTCCGTTCGGACGATTCCCCATTTTCCACGCGGCCCGAAGTCGCGGGTGAAAGCCTGGGTCTGGATGTTCCCGCCTCCGGTTCGGTTTGCGATTTGCTGGAGAACGTGGTTTGCGGCCAGGAGCAGGATGGCCGAGCAAAGGTCGGCGGGCGTCTCAGCGTAGCCGGCCGTGTAGGTGATTTTGATGTTTCGGCGTCCCTTGGAAAAATAGCGGCGTTCGATTCCCTCGGAAATGGAAGCGCGAGATTTGAGAAGGCCCTCGGCGGCGTTCACGACAATAGACCCGACATTGATCGGGTACTCGGAGCCGGCAACAAAGGAAAGATCGATCAGCGCCACGATCGGGCGTCTGTTTAAAGTCAGAACATCGGAGCCGTTCCCGTCGTAGTATTCGACGTACTGGAGAACCTCGCCGATTTTGAAACCGACTTTCCCCTCGATAAAAGGGATCACTCGGTTGGAAATAATTGCTTGGATTTGTTTTTTAGAAACAAAGGTAGAGCATCCCGAATCCTCTTGCTTACAAGTTACGCCGAAGTCGGCTAAAAACTCGACCACTTCTTCTGGAGTCGGGATGCCCATGCCTATGACCGGCGATTACTCGCCGTCTTTTTCGTCTTTTGCTTTCGCTTTTTTCGACTCTCCGACTTGGGTGAAACCCTCGTCTTTAAGTTTTCGGAGTGTGTTCACGTCCGAATCGTCCACGCTCACGACGCCGTCCTTGATGGCGAGGGAAGTTTCCTTCCCTTGTCCATCGTGGAAGAACATCGTCGACGTGCCGGAAAAGTTGGGATGTTGGAGTCTCATGTTACGCCACCTTCCGGCCGCGATACAGAACCGAGGTCGCTTCGTAAGACGGAGTCAAAGCCCCGTAGGTACGAATCAGCCAGGGAATGTTGTCGTCGGTTTCGGCGAGGGGTTTCACGGAGATAATTCCGTTCATCCGGTCGCCCGCCTTGTTGGTGTACGGAAACTTGCCGAGGCCTTGGATTTCGTCCAAGTCCCAGAGATAGAAAATCTCTTCGGGATTGGTTGTGCCATTCACGAAGGGAAGATCAAGTTGCATTTCCGTAGGAACGTCAGCGGCAGGAGCCGCGGCGGTGAGGTCGATCACAGTCACGTTGCCAGTCACAGCGCCCGTGCCGTCGTAGGTGAAAGCCGAAACCTGTTTCCAGAACTTCGTGTTCGCCGTGCCGGTCGTGGTGCCGAGGTAGACTTTGTAACTGAGAGCGCCCGTGAAAGCGGTAAACGTCAAGCGGAGGGTTTCAGCGGACGCAATGATTTGCGTAAACTGAGCCGAGGCTTGTTGTTCGCCATCGAGGGTGACAGGAGCCACACGTCCGAAGTAGGTCGTAGCGGCCAAGGAGCCACCACCGACAACAGCGGAAGGAGTAACAGTTCCCATCGTGCCCAAGGGCCGGGTGTAGGTGGATTCGATGATCGGGATTCCGCGGTAAGCCTGGAGTTTCCAGCCGCCGTTGATTTCGATCGCTTCGATTCCAGGGGTGTTCGGTTGGGTCAAGCGGAAATAAGTCACAAGGCTGTTTGCCTTGGAAAGTAGTTCCGGCGACATAATGAACGCCCTTCGGTGCTTGGCCCCGCCTTTGCGATTGCTCTTGGCGATTGCGTCGTCAAGATCAGTCAGGGCGAAGACAGTACCAGCGGCCGCGGAGTTAACGCGGTTCGTCTTAATGAAATGATCCAGACCCGAGAACTCGTAAGTGTTCGCGTCGGCGTTGCCGTACACGATGTAATAAACGAGGTCGTAGATTTGGGCGAGGACGTGGTTTTCCAAGTCCTGCGCGGCGACATCCTCTTCGACAGAGTCAACGAGGAAGTTGGTGATCTCACCGATCCGGCGAACGACTTTCAGAGTCACGCTGTCGCGCACATAGGAAGCCTGTTTGCGGGGAGTGGTGGAACCTTCGCCGACAGCGCCACCCGGAGTGGGGAGAGCAGTCAAGCGGTTGAACTCATGCACGTTTCCGGTGATGGACTTGCCGACCACGAGCGCAAGCTCGGGGGAAAGTTTCACGACCAGGGAGGTGATGAGCGCTTCGAGGTTTTGACGGATGAGAGCCCCGCCAGAACCGGAAGCCGTGGTGAGGGCTTTTTGGATCAAGCTCTTCGCGGTATCGTCCCCAGCGAATTGATTGAACATTTTGAACGTTCTGTTCATTGTTAGTCTCCTAATAGATTTTGTCGTGCGAGTTGCTTACAGTCTTTTGGGCTGTAAATTAAATCCCGCGAAGGGTTCGCATGAGTCCCTTCGTAAGAGTTTTGGAGTCGGCCGGAGTCGTCGGAGCTTTTCCAGCACCAGCGGCTTTCGCGACCATTCCTTCGATCAGCTCTTCGAGAGCCTTTGCCGATTCCGCAGGGACAGAGCCTTTGGACTTCGCGACTTTCTCGCTGGACTTGGCTTTCTCCAAGTCTTCAAACGATTTTTCGCTGATCCCGATTCCTTCCAGCAGGGCGCCCATGGTGTTTGCCAAAGCTTCATTTTGCGACTTCATCGCCTTGATTTCTTCGAGCATTCCTTTCATGAGTACGAGGTTGGGGTCGATGGCTTGCTTGCCAACGGTTTGAACGGGAGCGGCCGATTTGCCGACAAGGGCCAGGAGAGCGGCGAGCGCTTTTTTGGCTTCGTTGGCACCGGCAATGGAAGTGTCGGCTTGGACACCTTCGATGCGCTCTTCGGCGTCGTCGGAAGCAGTGCCGGCGTTTTCGTCGACCTTGTTTTCCGATTTCTTTTTCTTGTCTTCGGGATCACGGCCGGCCGCGTCGGTGTCGCCAGGATTCGATTCCTTGTTCGTCACTTCGTCGCTTTCGTCGTCCTTCGCCGCGTTCGCGTCAGCTTCACCGGAGGTGTCTCCGGCGTTCATCTGGGCGATTTCCTGGAGCATGGTCATGCAGTTGTTGAGAAGGGTTTTCTCGTCGGGCGAGAGTTCCTTTTTCACGACTTGCGTTTGGGTCTTTCCTTTCATGATTTATTCCTTTTCCGTTAGGATTGAGTTTCGCAATCTCCGTAACTCACCCTCAAGACTTTTCAAGAGAACCGTTCTCCTGAGCTGTCCTTGGCTTTTTGTCGCATCGCCTTTTTCATCATCTTGAAAAAGAGCCGCCGATTCTAAGACCAGGTTGACCATGATGGACTTGTATTCGTCGAATACGGCCTCGAGCGCTGATTGCTTTTCAGCGATCTGAGAGTCCTTCATGATTTCACCGATTTGATCCCTGAGAGCAGAATCGAGCTTCCACGACAGATCGTAGAACTTCCCCTTCATCTGTTCCTCTTGGATCGAGTCCATGAGAGATTTGCGTGCAATTTTGGTGACGGTCGCCAGCGACTTTTCGCCGAGCGCTTTATAGACGGCCGCGGCCACGCTCGTTTTGTAAGCGGGCCGCGGAACGACTACAACACCGTCGAGTTGAACATCGTCAATGACTCGGCGCATAAAGCCCTTGTCATCGTTCTGTTCTTTGATCGCGCCTTCCGGTACGATCCCTTCGATGGAAAAGCCCTTGAGGATGGGCTTTGCGTACTGTGCTTTTCCGGTAATCTGATTCCACATCGCGTTCGCTTTTTCGACCTGGAAGGATTGCGCTCCCTCCGAGCCATCGTAAAGGCGGTACGTTGTGATCCAGTTTCCGTTTTCGTCGATTTCACTTTTTTCAAGTCGGCCGATGTCCTCGGTCGATTTGATTCCGTGTACATCGGGAAAAAGGAGAACCTCTCCGGATTGAGCTTGCTTGTGAAAACTTTGGATGGCGTTTTTAGACATCCGTTCGCCGTGGTGGTCGATCTCCAGGCCGGATGAAATCCCGACGAGATAACGTTTTTTCTTTCCGTCCTCGTCCTTCTCAATGACGTGAAGCCCCTTTTCAATGTCGCGGGGCTGAAAGTCGAATCTGATCTTTTGGATTTTAGGAACCATTGAATTACTCCAAGTGTAAAGTTTTTTGTAGGGATTGTCTATTGCTTTCGTTCTTTTGCCAAAAGTTGGATTTCGCAGTTGCACCCGATCGTCTGTTCGGGAGGAGCCGACGGGTCGTGCGGCATCGCCATTCGGGTGACACCCTTGAAGACAAGAGCGTGTCCTTTCCCGCTCACATAATTCGGAACCTCGAAGGAACCATTGAACGGAACGGTCTGGAGGTGGGTCATTTGATGGCCGCGGCGCGGGTTTTTGGAAAGGTTTTTATTGTGAATCCAGCGCTTGAAAACTTCGACGTGCGGGTTTTTATCTTGGATCGCCTTCCCGTAGGAATACTTCACAAGGTTGGTTGAACTCCGCATTTCAGTCACGGCGATGGAATGGATGTTCGACGGCATCCCGTAGGCCGGGTCGCGCTTCACATATCCGGCGTAGACCTCAGTGATCGCGTCCTCGAAAGCGGAAACGTGCTTGGGGTTGAGTCTCCCCTTCTGCCCTGGGCGCTGGAGGTAGAGCGGGTCTTTCGCGGATTTGATTTTCTCCAGGGTCGCCCGGAGCTTCGCGGTCAAGTCGTCCCGAAGGGTGTCCGTGATGAGTTTTCCTTTCTCCGCGGCCTTGACCATGAAGACGGCGCTCTTCGGGAGAACGTCGGCGACATCCGGAACGATCACCCGCTTGGCCCCGGTGATTTTCTTCACGCTCTTTTCCCATTGGGACTTGGTGCGGCGGGCCAGGTTATTGCTGATGTTCTCGGCGTTCTGAGCAATGATTTTCGCGGATAGGAGACGGAGTTTTTCCCCTTCGTAACCGAAGCGGGATTTCAGCCGATCGAGGTGAACCTTCGCCATTTAGATATTTTTAAGGATGCCGTCAAAAATCTTTTCAACGTCCTGGCCGTCCAGGGCGCCCGCCTTCAAGTCGTCGATCATCTTTTCCATTCCAATTTGAAACATCGCCTGGAGGTCAAGCGCAAGCGGCCCGGTCATTTCTGAAAACTCGTCCTGCGAGATTTTCTTGTCGGCTTGCTCAAGTGGCATGGGTCGTGGCGCAGAAGATTCCCCTGCGGTGGGCTTTGATCAGGGTGTTCCGAATCCGCATCCTGATTTTGTAAGTCTCGAAGAGCTCCCCGTCCATGCGCTTTGCAGGGCTGTTTAAAATCGCCTCCGCGAGTTCTTGACGGGTGGCGTTTCGTTTGAGTGCGGCCGGGTCAAGGGCCATCGGCTCATTTTCCAGTTCGGCGAGTTCCAAGTGATTCATAATCCCTCTGGCTTTTTAACAGTTAAAAGCTGAGGCTGAAACTTTGCTTTAAAAGTCAAAACCTGATGCCATATAGTTCCTGTAAAAAGAACTATCAATCTTTCCAAAAAAGAAAGCTTCCAAGAGAAAGCAATCCTTCCGTCCTCACCATCAAAGCGATGGCATGGGATTGGCAAGTATTCCTTTTGATCTTTAGCAATCACCAGATCAGGATTTTCGATTTCAGCTATTTTCATTTTTATTATTTAAGAGTTTTTGTGAACACGGGATTTTGAGGATTCGCTCCGGGCGTCGGCACCTGGGAGCCCTGGGGGAAGTCGTATTGCTCTCCCTCGAATGGGGATTCGTTCAGCTCCGACACGCGGAGTTCGTTCACGGAGTAGAGCCCGCTCTGAACCTTGGCGGTGAGCTTGGCGATCTCTTCTGTCTCGCTTTTCTCATGCCGAAACTTGAAACGGTATCCCGAGCCGAAGCGGTAGGGAATGATGTCCTGATTCAAAAAGTTTTCGAGCATCGTCACCATGGGCATAATTCCCTTGCCTTGGTCGATGTCGGCGTTCGTCTCACTCGTCGCGCGGCCGCTGGTGCCATCGCTTCCGGTTTGGTTGATCTCGTTGTTCGAGGCATTGAAGACCATCGCGATTGCCTTGTCGAGTTGATCCTGCCGGCGCATCTGGACATCCATCGTATTTTCTTTGGACAAGTCGAGAACGATCGGCTGGCCGACTCCGGAGAGAGTTCGGATCGCGGCTTTTTTCGATTCCGTGAGAGCGACTTCGATTCGGCGCTGTTCCTCTTTCGGCATCGGTAGCCCGCCGACGGCCGTGTTCGTCGGGTCGAGCGAATCTTTCTCCCCGAAGATCACGACCTTTTCCGGAGGCTTGGTGCCGTCGGCTTGCTCGGCCATGAGCTTGTCGAAGAAAAGAGTTTCGGCGGTTTTGTTGATCAGGCTTTCCAGCGGGACGAATCCGTAAGCCCGAACACTCGACGGAGCGTAAGGACAGAACGCGCACTCGTCCTCGTAGAACGCCTGGGGAGAAGCACCGAGGATTTGCTGAATAAAAACTTCGTAGCCCCCGATATATTTCGTCCGGAGCGGGAAAACAGTTCCACCCGGGAAGAGGTAGAAGTTTTCGAGCAGGGTCGAATCCGGATTCACTTGTTTGAAGACGGAGGCGTTCCCGTGAACTAGGGCGTCCATGACGTAGACCTTTCTGAACTCCTGGAAGTTCATGTGGACGTTCGGCTGTTCAAGCCACTGTTCGACGTTCTCGCATTCGCCCTTCGACTTGAATTGCTGTCGGCGCTTCCAGCGGAGAAGGACGGCCTCGAAGTTTGATCCGTCGGGAAGTAACTCCGGTAACTCCGTCATTATTTTCGCCAGGATGCGGGCGCGGGCTATTCTCATGGCGAGAGTGGTTTGCCCTCTGAGTTCCTTCCAGCGGTCGAAAAGATTTTTGATGTGGAAAGCGATTTCCTCTTCGGCCTTTTCTTCGCTCACGACGTCCCAGTCCATCGCCGAGACTCGGTTCATCCGGCCAGTGACCAAAGAGAAAACCGGAGAGCAAAGCCGAAAGAGTTCGACGCGCTCGTCGGGCGTCAAATAAAAATACGGGTACTCGATTGAACCGCGAACTTCCATTCCCGTTTTGTCCTTCGCGGACACCGGCATGATTTGTGAAAAATGAACGACTTGAATCCCGCGAGAACCCTTCGAGGCAGTTACACCGGCGTCCTGCGGCTCCATGAGATCGTAGACGGAAGATTTATTCACCGGCGACGGAGCGCCAGCGGGTTTTCTTGGTGAAATCGTTTTTGGCATAGGGGAATTGTAGCACTAAACGTTTGTCGTTTCTACATACCGTTCGCGCGGCCGTCTATCACGAACGACGTTCGCCATCCGGAACCAGTTCAGGAATTGACTGGTCATGTCCACGAAATCGTTTAGCTTTCCCTTCGGGAAGGAAAGGAGCTGTTTGACGTACTCGACTACCCAAGCCATGCCGGGCTCGTTCTCGTCCGGAAGATAAACGTTCCCGCCTTCGAAGTATCCGGTCACACTGGACGCGCGAACGATTTTCGATCCCATCGTCGTTGAGCCCTTGGGTGGCCAGGCCATGACACCGGGAATTGTTTTCCGGAGCGTTGAGATCGCAGGGGCGCCCGCGGCCTTGTTCTCGATCAGGATCAAGTCGGTGTTCGCGTACATTCCCCGGAGCCTGAGAATCGCCTTCACCTGTTCCGTGAACTCCATTTTGGAAGCCTCAGCCCAAAGCAGATAAATGTCCGGGCGGGCGATTCCCCACACTCCCCCGGCATTGAGGCTTTCGCCGGACTCTTCGTCGTCTGAGCCGAAGGTCAAGTCCCAGGAGCAAACGATCTTTTCAAACTCCGGAAGTGTCGCTTTCGTCCAGCGCTTGACCATCCAGGGAGCCTTGAAAATAATCCCGTCAGCGGGCGAAGGGCTTTGTCCAAACTGGTTGGCGTATCCGGTCGGCTTGAGATCGGCCAGGATGTCGTCGAGTTCCTTTCGACCGAACCGGGCCGGGAAGAAAAGCCCAGCCTTGTAAAACTTTTTCAGCTCCGGAGGATTGATGTCGAACTTGTCCTCGGCCGGTATGCGGATGTGTTTGTACTTACTCGGATTCGTTTCCAGGATGTGGCCGGTGAGATCGCTCTCGTGAAGCCTTTGCTCGATCACGATCCGCGTTCCCGTCTTCAAGTTGTTGAGCCGGGTCGAAACCGTTCCGTCCCAAAACCTCGCCACCCCTTCCCGTTCGACTTCGGAGTTCGCCCGCTTCGGGTCGAGTCCGTCGTCCATGATTATGATGTCCCCGCCCTTCCCGTGAATCGGCCCGCCGACCCCAGCGGATTTCCGGAAACCGCCCTTGTTGTTTCCGAACCAGGATTTGACGTTCTGATCTCCCTTGAGCCGGAAACGTCCTCCCCAGTTTTTTTGATACCAGGTTGAAACGATCAAGTCCCGGGTGGCGACCGAATGTCCGACGGCCAAGTCCCCCCCGTAGGAAATGGTGATGAACTTCATCCAGGGAAACTTGATCCACGCCCAGGCATTGAGCGCGATCGTCGTCACGGTGGATTTCACCGATCGGGGAGGGACGTTGACGATTAAATTGTGGAGGCGAGGCTCGCCGGCGCCTATGCGCTCGACGATCTCTTGCAGTTCATCGCAAAGGTATTTGACGTGCCAGTTATCGACGAACTTTGTTTCTGGCTCAAGAATTACCCAGGCCTGGAGGAAGAACTCGTAGTAGCTCTGTTCACAAGCCCATTTTGCAAGCCACTCCGATGTGGGTTTACGCGGGAGTTTTTTCCCGGTTTCGCCTTGCCTTGTCGATGGCCCAAAGCTCCGAGAGTTCTTCTTTCGTGTATTCATCGGTTTCGCTCAAAGTAGCATTGTCCACGATTTCAAGACTTGTGCGATCCCAGCGGCCAAACTCTTTGGGAAACTTGCGCTCTAAAATCCAGGCGATCGCTTGCCAGCTCTTGTTCTCTTTCCCCTGTTTGGTGATCTCCATGAGTGAGGAGGCTTTTAATTGAGCCTCGGCCTTTTTTAGAGACTCCAAAAACTCCAATTTTTCAGGGTCGCCGGCCTCCGCTTGGGATTTCCACAGGTAGAAAACTGATTCCGAAATGCCGGCCATGAGCGCGGCGTCCTTCTGAGACAGGCCGATCAGGATGTGATCGCAGATCGTTTTGACGGTTTCCGGGGAGTATTTCATTGTGGCCGTCCAGAAGCGGGCATTGTCTTTACCCAGCTTGAAAGAATCCGTTTAAGCCGCCCGACTCTCTCCCTTTCAATTTCCCGAACGCATCGCCTCCAAGAGAGCCAGCCCTTCACCAGCGCCACCAGGAGGAAGCGGGAAGTAGCCCAGGCCCCGCGGAAGGTAACGAACCATGTCTCCGGCCCTCCAAGTAGGCCAGGACATTTTTCGATTTCGAGGTAGATTTCGCTTTCTGTTTTCATTGCCGAATCCATTTGATCGTCGGGTTCCCCGATTCCTGGGCCGTGAACTGAGCGACGTACTCCGGAACGATCTCCCCTATCGTGATTTCGTCGAAGTCCGGATGGTAGGCGATGTACTCGATTGCGCCCAGGTCGAGCCGGTGTTCGGCCCGGAGAATCGCACACCCCTTGGTGACGTAGGCCAGGTCTTGATAGCCATCTCTCCAGAAGGCGTCGGAGATAATAATTTTTCCAAGTCTTCGAGTTTTCATTTCACACCGTCCAGCAGGGCGAGGAAAGCCGCATTCGGATCTCTCGTACCCTTTTTAAGCATAATTCCTTTGAGAACCTTTTCCAAGCGCTCCTGAGTAGTTCGCTCCAGCCGGAATCGGAGGATGCGGTTGATCTTCACGATCTCCCCCTTTTTCTCAGCCTTGATCCCGATTGTGTCCCTGATCTTTTCGATTTCCTCTTTGGTGGCGCGGAAGACGGTTTCGTGGGCCTTGGCGTTCTTGTCGTCGATCTCGAGGAAGTTTGTGACGTATTCGTTCCAGGAGAAGTCCACCAGTCCCACCAGCTCCGCAACCTTTTCTTTGGAATATGGAAGCTGGTAGTGCTCGTACTTCGTGGACAGTTCTTTGACCAAGCGACCGAGGTCGTACTCGGAAAACGGCACCTGAGTCTGGAAAGCGATCGTGAGTTCTTTCGCTTGCTGATCGGAGAGCTTTCCCTCGTTGTAGACGACGACCTCTTTGAATCCCAAGTCCTGGGCCGCGGTGAAGCGCTGTTCCCCGTCCACGATCTCGTAGCCATTTCCTTTTTCCCGAACGATGATCGGAAGGCGAAGGCCCTTGTCCTTGATGGATTTCTTGACCTCTTGGAACTCTTTGGACTTCCGGGCGCCTGGCTTCGGGTTCCAGGGGTTGGGAAGGACTTCCCCGATCGGGACGACTTTGAGTTTTTTCGGGTCGAAGACTACGGCCATTTGATCCCCTTTTTTTCCCACAGTTCAGTGATTGCGCCGGCCGCTTTGTGGTAGGAGGCGATATTGAAATCCTCCAGCGATTCCCCGGAGTCGTCGTAACAGATCATGGACTTGAGTTCTCGGTCGGCTTTACTCACGATGCGGAAGCCCCTGAGAAGTCCCTCGAAGACAACGGCGCGTTTGAAAGCCCCCCACTGTACCCAGGACGTGGCGTCCACGGAGTAGAAGGGGTATCGGCGCCACGCCCAGAAGGCATTGATCCCGAACCCGTGGACTCGGACTTTTCCTCCGATCTTTGAAAAACAGAGATCGAGCCAACCTCGAAGGCGCTTAACGCGGAGCGCAAGCGGGACGAGTCCTCCGAGAGCGATGTAATCGTATTTTCTAACAAGCCTTTCGAGTTCAGATAGCGGAGAGCCGAAATGAAAGACTGGAAGAACCTCGCATCCTTTTTTTTCAAGGGACGAAGTATTCTCAGCAGTTTTTTGGTAATCTCCGATTGAGTCAAGCGTCGCGGCGACATCGAGGCGGGCTCGGTGCTTCTTAATGAAATCGGCGTACTCGTCGATATTGATTTCCTTGCCCGAGTTAAACGCGGTGAACGCTCCGGAGTCGAGAAAGATTTTCTCTTTGGTCTTTTCGAAGAACCGGAGGATTTTGTTTTTTTCGACATAGCTTAAAAGAATACTCGGCGAAAGCCTTTTATTTCGTTCCCAGGTTGGGAGGGTAAGGCCGGCAAAATAAAGTTTCACTCCGCAAGCCCATCCGTTCAGGCTTCGTATTGGGTGGGATCGAATCCGAAAAGTGCCTCTTTCCTCTCCGTACAGGATCCGCACTTCCCGCAGTGCTTCAAGCCGCCCCGGTAGCAGGTGTAAGTCTCGGCGTAGTCCACTCCGATTTGTTTTCCGATCTCGGCGATCTGCCGCTTGGTCAAAAGGGTATACGGGGCGATCAAGCTCACCCCTGCCCAGGTTCCGAGCTTCATCGAATCGCCGAACGCCTTCACGAAGTCCAGCCGGCAGTCCGGATAGATCGTGTGGTCGCCAGCGTGGTTGGCAATGTAGACCCGATCGAGTTTCAAGCTCTCGGCGTAGCCGGTGGCGATCGAAAGCATGATGGCGTTTCGGAAAGGGACGACGGTGCGCTTCATGCTTTCTTCGGCGTAGTGTCCTTCCGGAACATCGTCGCCGCTTTTCAGGAGATCGGATTTGAAATACTTACCGATGAAATCCAGTGAAATGATTTTGAAGTCGATCCCCAGCTTGTCGCAGTTCACCCGGGCCTTTTCTTGCTCCATGGCGTTGTGCTTCGAGCCGTAGTCGAAATTGAGGGCGTGGGTGATCCCCGCTTGCTTGTGATGGTGCAGGCACGTCACCGAATCCATTCCACCCGAAAGAATAATTAAAGCGCTCATCGCATATCCCCTTCTATGATTTTGAAGAACTCGGCCCGGGCCTCGGCGCTCTCTTTGAATCGGCCCATCAGTTTTGAAGTCGTTGTCCAGGTGTCGTGTTTCTTGACGCCTCTCATTTCCATGCAGAGGTGCCGAGCCCGGATCACCACGGCCACACCCAGGGGCGAAAGCGTCTCTTGGATTTTATGGGCGATCTGTTGGGTGATGCGCTCCTGATTCTGGAGGCGGCGCGAGAACCATTCCACCGTCCGCGCCAGTTTGGAAAGCCCGACAATCTTTTTCCCTGGGATGTAGGCGACAGCGGCCGTCCCGAAGAACGGAACCATGTGGTGTTCGCAAAGGGAAAAGAACGGGATGCCGGACTGAACGACCATTTCGTCGTAACTCTCTCCGTCGAAGGTTGTCATTTTGAAATCTTCCGGCGAAGTGAACTCTTCCAAAAACTTTATATAGCGGGCCGGTGTCTCTTGAAGACCTTCCCGGCCCGCATCCTCTCCCAAGTATTCAAGCACCCTAACGACGTTTTCCGAAATGGATTTGTCACCCTCTTCGGTTACTTCCCAGGGGAAGACGACCCACTTGTTTTTGAAGGCCTCGTCCTCTTGTTTATCAATCAGAACGTGCATGGGCTTATTTGGATATTTTTTAGACCATCGGTCGCGGGTTACTCCCGAGTCCACAAGATCGTCGACCAGGGCTTGCGCCTCATGCACCGGAACGTTCCCGCCGTAAATCTCCGCTACGATCGCCCCGCCACGCGGAACACCATGGACGCGAAGCCCTTGGGGTATCCGGCGCTTGATGAGAGTCCGAACCTCTTCCCAGGAAAGGAAAATCTTTTCAGCCATACACCGGCACCACGGGACGAGCGTTCGGGTCGAGATTGTCGGCCTGGAAAAGTTTGTGAAGCTGGTAGCCGGCCCGGAGATCGTAAATGTTTTGATCGGATGTCTTGATCGCCGTGACGATCTCTTCCAGGATTTCCCAGTTGGCCCGCTGAGTCCATTCAGGGTGAAGCCATATCGGAAGATCGGGATGATTGGAATGGATCGGTAGAGCGAAATTGTCGGCAATAAAATCTAGCCACTCTTTCACGGCCCCGACTTTGTCCACGATGATTTTTATTTCGCTTGCCTGATTCCAAGTCTCGACGATCGGAGTCTTTTTCCATTTCGGCGAAAGGGTGATCCAGTCGAACTCCCCCTTGATCTGGAAAGCTCCGGATGTCTCCATGTGGAAAAGAACACTGGGAAGCGCGGCCCGGGAAGCCTCAAGGAGAGGACGCCAGTCATGGATGGCCGGCTCCCCGCCCGTCACGATCACCCGGCGACATTCGCTTTGCTCGATCAGGCTCACAAGCTCCGCGGTCGTCATGCGCTGTAAATCTTTTGGAGCGTGTTCCGGTTTCCAGGTTCCGGCCGAGTCGCACCACTCGCACCCGACCGGACAGCCCATCGTCCGAATAAAAAAAGAAGGCTGGCCCATATAGACGCCTTCACCCTGAAAGGATTTGAAATGTTCGTAAATCGGATAGGTTGGCGTCATGGAATATAAGTTGCCGAGTTCTTGGAGTCTTCGTAAATCGTCACCCTGGAAACTTTCGCCCGCTTCTGAGTCACACTCTCGACAATTCCGGAGGCGACGGCGTAAGCAAGCTGGGCGAGCCCCTCGCAAGAGGCATCCGGAACAGTAATGATTTTCGCAATCACACCGATGGGCCTATCTAATTTTTGAAGAAAGTCGACGAGCGGGTCGTTTTCATTCAGGGCAAGCGCGTGATCGAAACGGTTCACCCACTCTTTCAGGTCTTTAAGTTTTCCGAAGTCAGCGACGAAACCATTTTCGTCCGTCACTTCGGCCGTGAACTCAAACTCAAACGCCCAGTTGTGCCCGTGGATCAAACGACAATGGCCGTCATGCTTCGGCTGTCGGTGGGCAAAGGGAATGTCGGAGTATTTTTTCGTACAAGAAAGCATTTTTGATTTCCTTTATTTTACAAGATTTCTGTGGAAACTTCAATATCCCATAAAACAAAAAAGGGCGCTCATGCGCCCCTTTCTGTACTCTCGAACTCTCTCTCGTTCGGGGATTATTGTAGCTTGGCTCCAGCGGTTCCGTTTCCGTAAAAGAACTCGTAGGTCTTGCCGTCGATTTCAATTCCCACCCACTGAGGCCAGAAGCCCGTGAATGTAACTTTTTCGTTCGGAAAGATCGCCGCGCCCGTGATAACGGTTTCCCGCTTGTTGGGTTCAGCCAGGGAAGCCATTCCCTGATAACCGATTGAGTCCTGATCGGTCGACCAGGTGCCGTCAGCGTTTTTCTTGAATCCTTCGATCCAAGACCAGCCTTTGGAATGTTGGACGTAAGGGGAATAGACGTGAGTAACTTTGTAGTTCCCAGCCTTGACCCATACGGCCCCGCCGCTCCATTCGGAGTTGGACGGATTGATCGCACCATAGGCGTAAGCCGGGCGGTCGATCTGAATCGTCGAACCTTGCGGCCCAGCGAATCTCGTCAAGCCTTGTGCGGAGAGAGCCGCGAAAAGAGTGACGAGAGCAATTAAAAATGACTTCATGAAAAACCTCCTAGAAGTCTTGATTTTGCTTCCGTGATTGAAAGCCAGCGTTTTTGAAAATCACGGAGGATAATGACGAAAAGCTCATTGCCGATATTATAAACTCCCCAGTTACTTGCCGCACCCCACACGCAGTTGTAGCGGTGGAGGGAATAGGTGGCGGCGTTCGCGCAAACGACATCGCCCCAGCCCTCGACGTAAGCGGCCGTCCCCGATCGCCATTCGTCGGCGAACTCTCTCATGCGGTGAACCGCGGCCGTGACCTGATTCGAGAATCCCACATAGGGATAAGTCCCGGTCGTCTTGTCGTAAATATCCAGGCCGTAGGAAAAAAGTCTTTCGATCTTCCACTCGTACTTGAAGTTTTCAAAATTGACTACGAGCCCTTGCTCATTCTGAACCCGCGAGAAGGCCCATATCACCCCGACATTTTCCTTTCGGCAAGTCGAATTGATAAAGGAGGCTTGAGCCTCCGTCATTCGGTTCCTGGGAAATTGTTTCAAGAAGCGCATGACCTGGGCGTCGGACATTTCTTTGTAGGCCAGGTCGGAGTCCGAGACAACGTTTCCAAGTTCCTTTTTCGTAATCGGGAAAAGGCTCCCCGCGAATAACAGCACGAAAAAGAACACGACCATGAAAAGGAAGCACCGATGCTCTTTTCGTTTTTTCTTATTGCGTTCAGTGTTCTGCATTGCGTAAAGTATGCGGCTCCGCTGGAAGAGCGGATCGGGCATGAAGTTTTTCATCCGAGCATATTCCCCACGGGGTTTCGAGTCCATTCCAAAATCTTTGAGTGGTGCGGGCGCGTAAGGAAAACTTGGAGACGGTGTGCCCGGTAGTCCCCGAACGTCCGAACCTTTCCTCTCGGGTTCATGTGCGCGTCGTGATCCACGGCCTCAAGAACAAAAGGGCTATGGACAACGTCCGGATACTTGAAATTATTCACGTCTGTATTGTGCATCCGGGCGTGGTGAAGATCAATCTTGGTCGAGTTAGAAAGCTTGAAATAAATACCTTGCCGGAGATTTATAGCGCAGAGTCCTTTTTGTTTTCTGAGAAGGTATTCTAGTTTGACTTCACGGTTTGGGATTCCCGGTTTACGCCTTTGCATTCAGGACTTCGTCCTCTTCGTCCATGTCTTCGATCTCGTCCTCAAGATCGGAGAAGTCGATCTGGCTTTTATCGAAGTCGCCTTTCCCAAGGATCACCTGTTCAAGCGCCTGATTCACAAGGATGAGTTCCTTACTCAATTCGGAACGCTCCCCCATTTTCTTTTTGGCTTTCGACAGGAGCTTTCGCAGGTCGACATTTTCGTCCTGATCGATTATTGCCGTCTCCATTTGAGTTTCGGTTCCCTTGATGTCCTCCGAAATAGATTTCTTTTGATCCTTCAAGAGATGGGATTTCTGGACAAGTTTGCCGGCAACTTCTAAGCGCTCTTTGTCGTTCATAGATTTTTTCTCCTAGACCATTCGGCCATCAAAATTGAGTCTGAAATATCTTTTGTTATGGTTTCCTGTTTCGGAAAAAGCCGGCTGGCAACCTGGAAGGACGCCACCTTGAGTTCGTCTTTTTCGATCCCCTTCGGGAGCATATCGCGTTGCCAGGCTTTCGAGTCCAGATAAATGATCGTGGCCCGGATACATTCCAAGCCAATGAGAACAGCCTCAAGACAGCGAACAGCCGACACACTCGCTTTGAAGCGCATCGGATTCACCATCGGCCTTTCAATCGTCGCAACGATCCTAGAACCCGCCTCCGTTTCATTCTCGAAACGATGAAGCAAAATTAACCATTTCGGATAATCGAGCCGGGTGATATTTTGCTTGGCCTTGGTGTAACTCAGCTCGGATTTGGTTGGCATCTTTCCGTGGAAGAGGACGATACCCTTTTCATCCAAGAGCGCGTAGCTCCCGGTCACACCGTTGTCGATCCCGAGATAAAGATTCATTCCCTTTATTTTACTACAATTTCCTGTACTGTCAATACGCGCGTTCGCGTTGCTCCATGCTTCGATAAAAATCACTCAGGCTGAACTTGTATTTCTCCAGGAGCCCGTCGAAAAACTTCCGGTGCTTGTCGTACTGGGTTTTGGCTTTCTCAATGACGTATTTATAATTCTCCTCCAGTTCTTTTTTCCCCTGCGGTCGGCGGGCGATCCGGTCGAGCATCATCAGCCGATCGTATTCGCAAAGGAGATCGGTCATTCTGGAGGAGCAGACCAGGCATTTAACCGGCTTCCCTTTCACATATTGGATGTGGCGATTGGTTTCATTGTCGTATTCTTCTTTGTCTTCACCGATCCAGAGGAAATGTTCCGAACCGCAACGATCGCAGTTCACCCCGGCCGGCTTAAATCGTTCCTTAATAATTCGTCCGAGGATCGCCATTGCGTCCTCGCCTTCATTCCCCTTTGGAAGTATTTTGCCCAGCGTCTGATTGAGTAAGTTTCCTGACATTGTTTTCCCCTTTAAGTTTTTTTATTTCGGATTCGAGTCCTTGAATCTCGACTCCATTCTCGATAGCCATTCTCGCCAAAAACATTTTCTTTTCTTGAAAGACCTCCTGGGGTGTCCTGGGCCGGCCCCTTTCCTCTTCGATAAAATCAATTATTTTTTCGACATCGGCAATGAAAGGCCCACCCGAACGGATGGCCCTCTTGATCGCCTTCACGATGTCGCGCGGGTCGTACCCGTCCAGCTCTTCGCAAAAAACTTCTAGCACCTCTTCCGAAGGCACTTTGTCACGGGAGGCGAAGAGTCTCCGGACAGATTCAGAAATGAGTTCGTCTTTATCCATTTTGAGTTTCCCGAGCCTGGCGCCGCTTCTCAGCCACGCGCCGAGCAATATCTTTTCCGGAGGTCGCGGCGTAGCTAACGCCTTCCCGTTTCAAATTATATTCGTTCAGCGAGGAATAAAAATAGTTTAGCTTATAACCCCGCTTGGCTTGATAGGCGTCCTTGAAAAAAAGATCGAGCATTGAAAACAAGTCCTCAGCCGACAGCGAGTATTTTTTCATCACGCGCTCGGCTATTCTGACTTCGGCCGAGAAATCTATCAATGGCTTTCGGGTCGTTTCGGAAACGTGACGATCCCAGTAAAAAGAAACCACTTGCTGGCCCGGCGTCTTTTTGTTCGGGGGGGGGCTGTCCGAAACAGGGGGGGGCGCTTCTCTCTCTTCGAAGCCTGGAAAGCTGGCCTGATCCTCGAAAGGCGGTTCAGGGGAAGTCGGGTGTGCGCTCTCCTGGGCGCATCCTATTTCCTCTTGGTTTCTATTGGTTTCCCCTTGGTTTCCTAAGAGTGTCGGTTTTTCCGACAAGGGGTTGTCGTTTTTTCCGACAAGCTCTTGTCGATTTTTCCGACTAGGGCTATGCGGTTTTTCCGACAAGCCCTTGTCGTTTTTTCCGACTAGGTCGAACATCCCAAGCTGGTAGGTGTTCACCTGTTTTCGGTTCCCTCTGGCGACAATTTTGATTGCTCCGTCGCCCGCCAAGGACTCCAGGGCGCCCAGCACGGCGTCCTTTTTAAGACCCGTTCCAGCGCATACCTTTTTGATTTCCTTCTCTCCGGATTCGTTCACGAACTGTCTCGTGACTCCCTCCATGATCTCACCGATCGAGTATTGAAAACTTCCCGTGAAGAAATTAAATCCGTATCGTTGCCTGACAAAAAACATCAGGACTTTGAATTCAGCTCCGGAAAGCTCTGCCATCATCCAGTCAAGAATGACGTTTGGTACTTGGGTTGTGTTGGGAAGGAAGGCTTCCCGCGTGATCTCTTTGTTGATTCTCGTCATTTTTTCCCTCTCTCTTATTTAAAAAAAACGCCCTGGGAGGATCAGTCCCAGGGCATCAAGGAGGAAAAAAGTGACAACCGATTTTAATTGTAATCGACTTCGTCCAGTCCGTCAAAATCATCCTTTCCCCCCATTCCACGAACCAAGTCCGAAAAGATACTTTTCGAAGTCTTGACCGTGATTTTCTCTCCCATCGCCTCACGATAAACCCCACGCTTGCTTTCAATCAAGGCGTAGATCGTTTCGTCGATGGTTCCTTTCCCTAAAAAATAATGGCACGTCACACTGTTAATTTGACCGATGCGGTGCGTTCGATCCTCCGCTTGATCCATTTCTCCGGCGCTCCATCCCAGCTCGAGGAAGAGCGTGTCACTTGCGGCCGTAAGGGTTAGCCCCACGCCTCCGGCCTTGATATTGAGAACGATCCCTTTTAAATCCGGATCATCCTGGAAGCGATCGACGGCGCGTTGTCTTTCTTCGGCCGGCGTCTCTCCGATGATTTTCGGCCAGTTGAACTTGGCCGCAAGCTCCCGGGCGGCGTCGGTATGCGTCACGAAGACCACGATCTTTTTCCCAGTCTCGATAAAATCTTCGAGCCAGGTCACGGCCGCTTTCATCTTTCCCTTTGTCGAAAGCTGTTTGAGTTTTTCAATCCGGACAAGTGTTTCAGCGGCCGCGGCCCGGGCGCTGGCGGCGTCGCCTTTCTCTCTTCGGATGAACTCGACAATGTCGTCCTCTGCCGATTTATACTCCCTCATATTGTCGATCTCGACTTCGATGTCGCTTCGGATTTTCTCGGGGAGTTCTTTCACCACTTCGGATTTTTCTCTTCGGATCATTACGATGGTTTTGAGACGGATGGATAGCTCGTCCAGGTTTGCGGCCCCGTCCGTGTTGATCCCGTAGTTCGAATGGTAGGCCCGGCAATACCTCCGAACGAACTTCCAGTAGCCGCCGAACTTGTCCAGCACTCCGAGAAGTTTTAATTGGTTCACCAGCTCCGAAGGACGATTCAGGATCGGAGTTCCCGAAAGGAAAATCGCCCGCTCGACCCCCTTCAAAATCTTTTGAACGTTGTCACTTCGGAGGGTGGAAGCTGATTTCAAATAATGGCTTTCGTCACAGATCACCGATTTAAATTGAATGTTCGCAAAGTTTATTTTTCCCAGGATGTCGTAGTTCACGACGTGAAAATCAAACGGAACCAGCTCCCATATTGAGTCACCCGACGAAAGAATCCGAACCGATTTTCCTTCGATCCATTTATTTATTTCTCGTTGCCAGTTGTATTTGAGGCTCGCCGGACAGATCACCAGGGCCGGAAAAGAATCGGAGGCGGTTACGGCCGCGAGACTTTGCAGGGTCTTTCCCGTTCCCATTTCGTCAGCGATCAAGCACTTGGGATGGTTGAGGGCGTACTCGACTCCGGCGAGCTGGTATTCGCGTAGAGTCCCCTTCACCACTCCGGGCGGTAGCTTATAATCGGTTTTAATTTGCGGAGGTACTTTGGGCAGGACAGCGGGTGGGAGCCCGATTTTCTTATCCACCATGAACCCATAGGCTTTCCGGAAACGCTCAAGGATTTTGTCGTCGACCTTTGCGGCCGGCGCCGTCCAAACTTTCAAAGCCGGATCCCACCTTCGCCCACGGATCGAGATTTTTATATCCTCTACGATTTGCGGATCGTAGCGAAACTTGAAAATCATTTGGTCTTGATCCAAGTAAATCTGATTCATTTAAAAAGCTCCCTCTTGAAAACGAAAATAAAAACGATGGCCAGGATCAGGAAACAGTCTACCCAGGCCACGGCCTTGAGCGCCGTAATCGTCTCCGGTGTCATTGGGCCGTCCGTACCCTGGAGATAAAAGGGCTTTACGGTTTCCATTCTTTCAGCCTCTTAATTAAAACCAGATCAAAAAGAGTTTCGAGCGTAGCGTCCGGATACATTTTATGGATGATCCCCAAGGTTTCCTCCGAGGAGTACCCCGTATCGAGGAACGCCTCGAAATCATCCAGCAGTTCAAGGCGAAATGTTTTCACCCGGACAACGTATCCCCTTCCCTTCATTTGCTCTTTCAGGAAGATTTCAAAAACCACATCCGGTTTATATTTTTCCGGGTTATGTCGCCGTATCGTAGTGAAGCAGGAACAGTCGAGTTTGTTATTCCAGTTAAAAGAAAAATCAAGTCGCTTCGGGTTTTCCAGTGTCATTTGTTTCCTCGTATGGTTTTCCGCAAAATGGGCAGTAAGT